AAAGGGAGAACAGGATTTAGTTATTATTATATGAATCAGGGTAATCCTAGAAAGGCTTCTCAACGAAGAGGGTCTAACTACAAAGCTTCTGATGTACGTAAAGAAAGTCTTAAATTAAGTAATGAACATTTAACTCAAGATCAAAAAGCCAGAACTAGACTTTTACAAAAAGAAATGAACAAGCTTGGAATGCAAGCCGATCATAAGCTAGAAGTACAGACAACTGGACCTATGATTAAACAGTTAAATAGAGAGTTGCAACTTGGTCTGATTACTAAGAAAGAACATAAGAATGAGCTTCTAAAACTTAGAAAAAGAGGTATTGGAGACGATCCTAAAAACTTCCAACCATTAACTGGTCAACAAAACTCTGCAAAACGATCTGAAGTTGATAGAAAGAACAAAGCTTTAGAAAAACTCGAAAAAACAAAGTTAAGTGATAGATACGCCAAGACTGGTTTTAAATTTGAAGAAATCTTTAAAAACAAAAAAGTTAAACCTAATTCTATGCGATTTAACAAGTCTGGATCTGGTGTAGCTCTAGATACTAACTTTATGGACGACTTAGTTAAACAAAAGTCTACTGGTATTTATAAAACACCAAGAGATACATTTCACGCCCCAATTCCAATTAGAGACGAATTAGGCAAAATGAGAACTAATTTCTTGCCAATAGATAAGGTTTAAATCGCTTCTAACGCTTATTAACTATAACTTATCCACAAACGTACATGACAGACGTTTTAGACGCCTTACAGGGCGATTTCAAGCTGTTTCTGCAAGCTTTATGGGAACAGCTAGATCTACCCTCACCAACAAGAGCACAATATGCCATCGCAGACTACTTACAACACGGACCCAAGAGACTCCAGATTCAAGCTTTTCGAGGTGTTGGTAAATCTTGGATTACTGGTGCTTTTGTGCTATGGACCCTTTTTAAAGATCCAGAAAAGAAAATAATGATTATTTCAGCTTCTAAGGAACGTGCAGACAACATGTCCATCTTTCTACAGAAGCTAATAATTGAAACACCTTGGTTAAGTCACTTACAACCTAAATCAGACGATGCTAGATGGTCACGTATCTCTTTTGACGTACTATGTAGCCCTCACCAAGCACCATCGGTCAAATCCGTTGGTATAACTGGTCAGTTGACTGGTAGTAGAGCTGACTTAATGATTCTCGATGACGTAGAGGTTCCCGGGAACTCTATGACTGAATTAATGAGAGAAAAACTTATACAGCTTTGTACTGAAGCTGAATCAATTCTTACGCCGAAAGATGATAGTCGCATTATGTATTTGGGAACTCCCCAAACCACCTTCACTATATATAGGAAACTTGCTGAAAGAAGTTACCGTCCTTTCATCTGGCCGAGCAGATATCCCAGAGATATTACGCCTTACGAAGGTCTTATTGCTCCACAGCTACAGGAAGACATAGATAATGGTGCAGAACCATGGGAGACAACAGATCCAGACCGATTTGATAACGAAGATCTCCTTGAAAGGGAAGCATCTATGGGACGTAGTAACTTTATGCTTCAGTTTATGCTTGACACAAGCTTATCTGACGCTGAAAAGTTCCCTCTCAAGTGTGCTGACCTTGTTGTTACTAGCGTCAACGCTACTACTGCACCCGATAACGTCATATGGTGTTCAGATAGACAAAACGTCATCAAAGACCTACCAACAGTCGGACTACCCGGAGACTATTTCTATTCACCTATGCAACTGCAAGGGGAATGGACTGAATACGATGAGACAATTTGCAGTGTCGACCCAAGCGGAAGAGGAACAGACGAGACTGCTGCTGCGTATATATCCCAAAAGAACGGCTTCCTCTATCTGCATGAGATGCGTGCATACAGAGACGGCTACTCGGATAATACCTTGCTTGACATCCTTAGAGGATGCAAGAAGTATGGAGCTTCAAAATTGGTTGTCGAGACAAACTTTGGAGATGGAATCGTAAGTGAACTATTTAAAAAACATATACAACAAACTAAACAATTCATTGATAT